AGAATGAGGACAATAAGAATATTCCAGTTCATGGTAAATCCCATGATCGGCACCACCAGCAGCATGCCATAGCCTACAAAGATAAAAATCCAGTGTTTCCCGCTTTTATCCGACAGGACACCGGCCAACAACCTCAGAAAGTATCCAAGGAACTCTCCGATGCCAAATACCAGACCAACTTGCGCCGCGCTGATACCCAGCAAATTAAAATACTGGCTGTTGGCTCCGCGGGCGCTCTCGTAAACCATATCCCCCAGCATGCTAATCACGCCGAATAGAATGATGACCGTAACCGCTGGCGTAAACTTCTTTACACTTTTGCTTTCCATCTTAGCCACGACCTTTCTTGTTTTCACCGACCATCCAGCGCGTATTTCTGGTTGGCCTCCAATTTGGAATCCTCACGCAAGTCCCAAAAGATTTTAAACTCCAGTTTCTCAACCTCCCTCTGCTGTTTATAGCTGATACGTAATGTAGCGTTCTCGGGGATGATAATATCACGGTCGAGTTCATTCAAAATAATTTTGATATTGTTGTCGTGTTCTTTTACCTCGGACAAGGCTTTACCAATTTTGTTAAACAAAGCGGAAGATGCGCCCGGAATATCTTCGGAAACCATGTATCGCTCGTTTTGATTGATATAGTTAATCGAATCCCCCGACGCAAGCCAGCCAGTCAGGGCTTCCTTACTAAATCGCCACTCGCGGCCAATTTTACGGGCAGGAATGTGTTCTTCCCGTAGTAGCTTGATAAGCGTTTTCTCGCTGACACCTAAAAATTCAGTTGCTTGCTCAACATTTAAAATATCATCATTCATATATTAGGCCTCCCTCTAAATTTAAAAATATTATACTACTGAATATCCGAAAAATCAACATTGACAGTATTAAGATGCACTTTGACAGTATATAATATGAAATTGGTGTCTAATCAAGACTTTTGAAAATATCTTCCCAGTAGAAAATGAAAAGGAATAAAAACGCATTTTCCCACCATAACAAAAAGAACCCCGCAGGATGAGCTTTTGAAGCGCCACCCTGCGGGGTTTTCATTAATAAGATTTTGATTTTAGGCTATTCACAGGTTTTCCACAAAGTCTAACAGTTCATCCAGCAAAGCGCCTTCTTTAACGGATTCGACCGCAACTCCGAATTTCCCAAGCGTTCGAATAAAGCGCATGGTTTCAATCGTATTCCTGCCAACGCGAGAAGAACTGCTGACAAGCAAAACATCCATTGTGCCGTTTTCTGCGTCGGCCAGAACCCGCTGAATGCCCGGGCGCGCCATCGTGGTTCCTTTACAAAATTCCTTTGTTATCAAGGAAATTTCATAGCCCCTTGCCTTAGCAAAATCGCAAACAACCTGTTCCTGCCGATCAAGGGAAAGCTGGTCGGGTATTGCAACGCGGCAGTAGATTGCCGCTCTAATGGGGTATTTCATTTAATGTGCCTCCTGTCCCTGTACTTTTATTTCGGTGCCGTTTTTAAAGGTGACGATCGCCTCGCACTCCAAACGCACGGTCATCGTGTCCACGGTCGCATACCAAAGCTCCTCGTCAAACTCGGCCAGCAGTCCGTCCAGCCGCTTGAGATCTGTAAGGAAACGAGATATACTTTCGCGTTTCGCTGCCCGCGCCTGCTTTTCGTCAGCAATTGCGTCCAGCCGCCTTTTTGCTGTCTCATATCGGTCAACCAGCTCGTTATACCGTTCTTGGTATTCGCTCTGATCCGTCGCGGAATGGGCGTTTTCTTCCACGCATTTGCGGATAAGTTCCATGACCACCGCGCATTCATCCCGCAGTTTCGTGCTTTCCTTATCCAGCGAGGATATATCCGTGAGAACCTCAATGATTGCATCGAAATCCCCGATAATCCGTTCTTTGTCCTCAATGACCCGATTGAACGCCTCGACAAAGATCCGCTGCAACACTTCCTCCGACAAATGCGGCGTTTTGCAGTGCGTCTCGTTTTTGAACTTGTTGTTGCATTGCCAAACGGTGCGGCGGTATTTGCTTGTGGAATGCCAGACCTTGGAGCCATAAAAGCCGCCGCACTCGCCACAGATGATCTTGCCCGAGAAACAGCCTACGCCGCTCTGCTGCCGACCGATGGGTTTACGCCTTTTGATTTCGGCCTGTACCATATCGAAAACCTCCGGCTCGATGATGGCCGGGTGCGAATTCTCAACGTAATATTGCGGAACCTCACCCTCGTTGACCTTAGTCGTTTTGGTCAGAAAATCTACCGTGAAGCGCTTCTGTAAAACCGCATCGCCCTTGTACTTTTCGTTCTGCAAAATACTCAGAACCGTCGAAACGTTCCACTTTTTCTTCTTTCCGGGAGTAGGAATGCCCTTGGCGGTCAAATACCGTGCAATAAAATTCTGCGTTTTCCCTTGTAGGAACAGTTTGTAAATCAACCGGACGATCTCGGCCTCCGATTCCACAATCTTCGGGGTTCCATCTTCTCCCTTTGCGTACCCAAGAAACCGCTTATAAGGCATGTTTACCTTGCCGTCCGCAAACCGCTTACGCTGGCCCCATGTGACGTTTTCCGAAATGCTGCGGCTTTCTTCCTGCGCCAGCGAACTCATGATGGTAATGAGCAGCTCGCCCTTGCTGTCCAGCGTGTAGATGTTTTCCTTCTCAAAGTAAACCTCCACACCTTTTTCCTTGAGTTGGCGCACCGTGGTCAGGGTATCCACGGTATTGCGCGCGAAGCGGCTCACCGATTTCGTGAGGATCAGATCGATTTTGCCGTCGAGGGCGTCCTGTACCATGCGTCTGAAACCGTCACGCTTCTTGGTGTTGGTGCCCGAAATGCCTTCGTCCGTGTAAACCTCCACGAACTCCCAGTCACCGTTTGCCTTTATATGCTGGGTATAATAATCGATCTGTGCCTCATAGCTCGTTTGCTGCTCTTCGTCGTTGGTCGATACCCGCGCATAAGCGGCCACGCGCTTTTTGACATGCATGCGCAATACATTATTTTGAAGGCGGGTAATGGTTGGCGGTATCACCGTCACCGCCCGTGCCATGCTCATTCGCGGTTCCTCCTTTTCACGATTTCAATCTGGCGCTCTCGCGCCGCCTGACGCATCGCGTCATCCCAACTATCCCTGCGGGACCTGTCCTGCCACACCTTTTCCACCTTGCTTCCGTCGCGGAAAATAAAAAGGAGCCGGTTATTATCCGGCACCTGAATCTCTGCGACCCGTTCGGCAAAAATGTCCGCGTCGAACGCTGGAATTCCGAGCGCCTCCGCTGAAACGGCATACAGGGTATCCTCGTGAATTTGTTTTGCGGGGCAGGCCGCCTTGCCTTCCTGCAGGTAAGTGGAGCAGTTCCAATAGAACTTGCCATTTGCGGTTTTGCGCTTATAGCTCTTACCGCAATTGGCGCACAGGATTTTACCGCTGAATGGATAACGGTTCGGAGTATCACGCTTTGTGCGAAAGCGCTGCCTGCGCTGCTCCATAACCGCCTGCGCCTTTTCAAAGGTATCCGCATCGATGATGGCGGGGTGGGTGCCCTCCGCAAAATACTTAGGAAGAACCCCTTTGTTCCAGACTTCCTTTTTGGTCAGATGGTCCGTCACATACTTTTTCTGCAGAAGCGCATTCCCGGTGTATTTTTCGTTTTTGATGATGGCTACAACGCGCTCGCTGTTCCATGTGCCACCGCGTAGCGCGGGAATACCCATCGCCCTGAGCTTTTGGGCGATTTTGCTGCCGCCCATGCCGCCGATATAATCGTCGAAAATCATGCGGACAACGGCGGCCTCTTTTTCGTAAACCACCACATCGCCCTTCACGATGCGATAACCGAACATAAACCGCAGACTGACCAGCTCGCCATTTGCAAACCGCTTTCGGATACGCCATTTGCAGTTTTCGGAAACCGACCGGCTTTCTTCCTGCGCGTATGAAGCGAGGATGGTAAGCATAACCTCGCCATCCCCGCTGCTCGAGTGAATGTTCTCTTTTTCAAAATACACGTCGATGCCGCGCAATTTCAGTTCCCGTACCGCTTCCAGCATGATCACCGTATTTCTC